AGAGCAAAAATCCTTGATACTCCCATGGGTAATATTGCAAAGAACCTTCTTTCTGAAGGCGTCAGTCTTGGCGTTTCTTCTAGAGGCATGGGTTCTTTAGTGAGAAAAGAAGGTTGTAATGTAGTCGCAGATGACTTCATGCTTGCAACCGCTGCTGATATTGTAGCAGATCCCTCTGCTCCTGATGCATTTGTTGATGGAATCATGGAAGGTAAAGAATGGGTTTGGGATAATGGCATCCTCAAAGAGGCCGCGATTGCTCAAATGAAAACTGAAATTGATCAAGCAACTCTTATTAACTTGCAGGAACGAAAAGTTTCCGCGTTTTCCCAGTTTCTTAAGAGTCTGTAATTTATAAATAAATAAAGACAACGCTAATGCATAACGGAGTTCAAACAAATGGCTGAGACCTCACTCGATAAAGAGTTAGATAACATGGAACAAGTGACCGAAGGTTCTAACGTAGTTACTAAAGATGCAAAACCTGGTGAGAAGATGGATTCTTCTGGTGGTGGTGCAACTAAAGTAGTCGATGTTACTTCTGACTCAGAAGAAGGTGCCAAAGGCACAAAGAATGCAGGCGCTTCTGCTGCTAAAGCAGTAGGTAAAGCACCAGTTCCTTCTACAAAACCTTCAGACGCATCCGCTAAACTGGAGGGAACCGAGAATGAAGAAGAAGTCCTCACTGAAACCGAGTACGACTTTACTGAAGATGTTAACGCTCTTGTCGCTGGTGAAGAACTCTCAGAAGAGTTCCGAGTAAAAGCAGCAACAATCTTTGAAGCAGCAGTAACCTCCAAAGTAAATGCAGAAGTTACAGCGTTGACTGAAGCATTTGAATCCACTCTTACTGAAGAAGTAGAGAAGGTTCAAACAGAATTGGCCGAGAAGGTAGACACTTACCTCACTTATGCCGCAGAATCCTGGATGAAGGAAAATACTCTCCAGATCGAGCATGGCATTAAGACTGAGATGGCAGAGTCTTTCTTCAACGGTCTAAAAGGTCTTTTCTTAGAGCACAACTTTACGGTGCCCGAAGAAAAGTTCAACCTGCTTGATGGCATGGTTGAAGAGATTGATGATATGGAAGCTAAACTCAACGAGCAAATCGATGCTAATGCCTCTTTAAATAAGAGAATTGGCGAGTTTGTAAAAATGGAAATTGTGAACGAATGCGCTACTGGTCTTGCAGAGACACAAAAGGAGAAGCTTGCTTCTCTGGCGGAGGGTGTTGAGTTTGAAACTGAAGAAGATTTTCGTAAGAAAGTCGAAACGATTAAGGAATCCTACTTCACTAGAAAGGCTGAACTTGCAGAATCTGCAACCGAACCCACCGAAGAAGTTTCGGAACCCCTTGTCGAAGAAACAACTGGCGGCTCGATGTCGAAATACGTCGATGCAATTGCCCGTTGGTCTAAATGATTGTTAATTAACTACTAAAACTGGAAACTAAAATGTCTTTACAACACCTCCAGGAGAAGTGGGCACCCGTCCTGAATCACGAAGCACTCCCAGCGATTGCAGATTCCCATAAGCGCGGCGTCGTTGCACAACTCCTCGAAAACCAAGAGCGTGCCCTGACCGAAGAGGCAGGTATGCTTAACGAAACTATCGCATCTGCTGGTACAGGCGGATTCGGTGGTGGCGCAACAGCAACAGGTCCTAACGCAGGTTTCGACCCCGTTCTAATCTCCCTGATTAGACGCTCCATGCCTCAGCTCATCGCTTATGATGTTGCTGGTGTACAACCAATGACTGGTCCTACTGGACTGATCTTCGCAATGCGTACCAACTATGGTGCTGAGAGAGATCCCAACGCCTCTGGTTACGACGAAGCATTCTTCAACGAGCCTAACGCTGGTTTCTCTGGTGGTCCTGGTGCATACGATCCTGGTGCGTCTGACGCCACCAACGATGCCCAAGGCAACAACCCTGCACTTCTCAACGATTCCCCCGCTGGAACCTATGAGCAAGCAGACGACGCCACTGGAATGGCAACAGCAACTGCTGAAGCACTGTCTGACGCTTCTTCTAGCACCGCTTTCCGTGAGATGGGTTTCTCCATCGAGAAGGTTAGTGTTACTGCAAGATCACGCGCTCTGAAAGCCGAGTACAGCCTTGAGCTTGCTCAGGACTTGAAGGCGATTCATGGTTTGGATGCCGAGCAAGAGCTCGCCAACATCCTCAGCACAGAAATCCTTGCTGAAATCAACCGTGAAGTTGTACGTACAATCTACGTAAACGCTGTTGCTGGTGCTGCAAACAATACCGCTAACGCTGGTATCTTTGACCTTGACGTTGACTCCAACGGCAGATGGTCTGTTGAGAAGTTCAAAGGACTTCTGTTCCAAATCGAGCGCGATGCTAACGCTATCGGTCAGCAAACTCGTCGTGGCAAGGGCAACATCCTGATTTGCTCTGCTGACGTTGCTTCTGCACTGGGCATGGCTGGTGTACTTGACTACACTCCTGCTCTTGCTGGTAACAATGCACTCGCAGGCGTTGATGACACCTCCAGCACACTGGTTGGTACACTCAACGGCAAGATCAAGGTCTACGTTGACCCTTACTCTGCTAACGTAAGTGACAAGCACTTCTACGTTGCTGGTTATAAAGGAACCAACGCATTCGATGCTGGTCTGTTCTATTGCCCATACGTTCCTCTTCAGCAGGTTCGTGCAATCAACCCTGAGACCTTCACTCCGAAGATCGGTTTCAAGACTCGCTACGGCATGGTCTCAAACCCCTTCTCACAAGGTCTTACCCAGGGTTCAGGCGCTCTTACCGCCAACAGCAACCGCTACTACCGTCGTGTACAGGTCACGAACCTTATGTGATCCATCAGGATACACAACTACTGGACCCTTCGGGGTCCTTTTTTTATGCCTAGGTATAAGTTAGTAGGCAATAATATTCGTTGCATAAAGTCAGTAATTCCTGACAAAACAACATAGATAGTATAGAATTACGAGGTGAACAGATGAACCCAAATTTGAACTATATCATGAATCGCAGTTACACACAGAAAAACTATGAACAACATCACTTCTAGAAATCAATTGTATGAATGGACTCACTTTGAAGACTCTACAGAACTAGAAAAAATAAACGATTACTACGAATGTTTAATTGAATGCGACACCACACATCAAGCGTCATGTAAAAGAATCTGTAAAGAGGTGCTTATGTAGATCACATATATAATATACCGTGTGAAGGAAGTGTTTAAGAGGGTTTTCAGACCCTCTTTTTCATACTATAAATTTGATTTAAATTATGATTACCGAGTATTATTTTGAAGATTTCATTGGTGTATTTCGCACAGATTTTGATACACTCCCCATGATCGAGTATTTTGAAAAGATGCGTGAGGCAAATCGTGTCTTCAAAAGAAAAAGTATTCAGACAGGTAACAGACCAAACGAGAAGGTGGATTCTTCACTTATGACTGGTCCTGATGATGGTCTTACCATCTCAAAATCTATGGGAATGAAATTTTTAATTGAATATAATAATATAACTGCACAGTGCCTATCTTCGTATTGCGAAGAATATGAACAAGCAGGTGGATTTAGACTTCAGCAGACATATTTAAATATCCAAAAAACTCTTCCAAAACAAGGATATCATCTGTGGCACTGCGAACATAATAATTCTGGTGCAGAGCGTAGAGTATTAGCAACGATGTTGTATTTAAATGATGTGGAAGATGGTGGGGAGACAGAATTCTTATATCAATCTAAAAGATACAAACCAACAAAAGGAACACTGTTGATTTGGCCAGCAGGATTTACACATACTCATAGAGGTAATCCGCCCTTGACTAGTGAAAAGTATATTGCCACGTCTTGGTTAGAGTTATCTTGATATTGACTAAATACTTAGAAAGATCCCTACATGGCAAATTGGTATCAAGAGCAATTAACTAATAAAAACTTTTTGTCGCCTATCGGGTTTCTTTTTATTCTCGATAAAGCACAATTAGTTTCTTTCTTGTGTCAAAAAGCAGAGATTCCTTCTATGACTCTAGGAGAGGTCAATATTCCAACAAGGGGATTAGTACCTATTCCAGTTGAAGGAAACATGCGTTATGATGAGTTCAGTATGGAATTTATTGTTGATGAAGATCTCAAAAACTATTTGGAAATTCACAACTGGATGCGTGCTTTAGGAACACCACAAGAATTAAAAGAAAGAAAACTTTGGAGAGATAAGCATAGAACCGATGTTTCGCAAGATCCAAGATTCTCTGATGCAACATTGCAAGTTTTAAATAACAACAACAATGCAAACTTTGATGTTGTATTTAAAGATATGTTTCCCACAAGTCTTTCAACATTGTCATTTGATGTTACTGGTAACGATAACGATTACTTCACAGCAACGGCAACATTCAAATACACTCTGTATGAAATCAGAAATGTAAACTCTCAAACTCGTAAGACTTAATTATGGAATTTCACAAACAAGAATGGCGTGATGAATATTACGAGATGCGAAAAGATCAACTCACCCAATCTCGTATAAAATTATTAGCAGTTGGTCCTAGAAGTATGTCTCAAAGTTGGATACTTCAAGCGATGCACGAAGATTGGAAACGACTTACAGAATACAAGAAATCACTTAATTATGAATCTGGAAACACTACAGGAAATGTGGAAAGTTGATTCCGTTTTGGATGACGATTTACACGACAATGACTCTTTAAAAATTCCACAACTTCACATGAAGTATATGGAATATCATAATACATTTTCTCTTATGAAAAAAGAAAGGGAAATACAATTGAAAAAAATGACGCGAGATAAGTGGTTGTACTATAAGGGAAAGGCACCTGCAGCAATCTACAAGGACATGCCTTTTGATTTAAAACTTACAACAAAAGAAGAGATATCAATGTTCATTGAATCTGATGAAGAGATTGGAAAACTCCAATACAAATTAGGTTATATAGAACAGGTAATATTTTATCTTGATGGTGTCTTGCGACAAATTAATAGTCGAACATACCATATCAAAAATGCTATCGAGTGGAAAAGGTTTCAAACTGGTATGTAATGAATTACGGTTTATATTATAAGCAAGTTTCTTTTAATCGCCAGTCGATGCAAGTAGTCAATACTGCATTGTCTGGCAATTTATTTAAGTGGCAAGACGGTCAGTTATATGACCAAAAGAATGAAACAAAACGAAAATCTAAAATAGCATGGGTAAAAAATGAGCAGTTATATGTCCTGTTACTGAAGATGGTAAAGCAGGTGAATAGGGATGCTGGATGGAACTTTAATATTACTGGAGTTGAACCTATTCAATATGGATTATATGAACCAGGAGGCACGTATAATTGGCACGTAGATCAACACCCAACACCTGTTAGAGGCAACGTAAGAAAGATTAGTATGTCACTCTTCCTCAATGACGACTATGAAGGTGGGGAGTTTGATTTGGAGATATATAGTCCAGGGGTAGAACCTAGGTATAAATCGTTCAAAACAAAACCAGGAACTGCCGTCTTTTTTCAAGGTGATCAATGGCACAGGGTTAGACCTGTAACATCAGGATTGCGTAAATCTCTTGTAGCATGGTTTTATGGACCTCCGTATTCGTAAAAAGAATGAAGTTTATCTTAAAATTGAGGCAGAACCTCACATCAATTATGAACTAGCAGATTATTTTTGTTTTGAAGTTGAGTCTGCAAAGTATATGCAGAAGCAACGTCGCTGGAAAGGATGGGACGGAAAGATCCGTTTGTACTCACCAGCAACAGGAGAAATTTATTGTGGTCTTCTAGACTATCTTTTAGAGTGGGCAGACGAAAAGAAGTATCAATATAAGTTTGAAGACTGTAAGTTCTTTGGTCATCCACTAGAACAGAATGAGTTCATCACTCCTCAGGGTGTTGTAGGTTTTGTAAAATCTCTTCACTTACCTTATCCCGTTCGGGATTATCAGTATAAAGCAATATACGAGGCACTAAAATATAATAGGAGACTTTTATTATCACCAACAGCTTCTGGAAAGTCTCTGATGATTTATGCATTAGTACGCTTTCATGCAAATGCGAACAGAAATATCTTAATTGTTGTTCCAACTACATCTCTAGTGGAGCAGATGTATAAGGACTTTGAAGAATATGGTTGGATGGCGTCCGAAAACTGCCACAAAATATATGCGGGGGCAGAAAAATACACGAACCATCAGGTGGTAATTACCACTTGGCAATCTATCTATAAGGAACCTCGTAAGTGGTTTGACAGGTTCGATGTAGTCATCGGTGACGAGGCACACCTTTTCAAAGCTAAGTCTCTTACGTCTCTGATGGGTAAGTTGCATGAATGTAAATATCGTATTGGATTTACAGGAACTCTTGACGGTGCAAATGTCAATCAATTAGTTCTGGAAGGTGTCTTTGGTAGATGCTCACAAGTGACACGAACTGCTCAACTGATGGAAGCGGGGCATGTTGCTAAGTTGAAAGTAAAGATTGTTCTAGTAAAGCACGAGGAGAAATTATTTGAAGGTTATCAGGATGAGATCGGATACCTTGTAGAGCATGAGGGTAGGAACAAATTCATCCGCAATCTTGCTTGTGATTTAAAGGGAAACACTCTAGTCCTTTTCAACTATGTAGAACGCCATGGAGTGCCTCTTTACGAGATGATAAATAGTTACACCGAAAGACCAGTACATTTCGTACATGGTGGAGTAGATGTTAATGACCGTGAAGACATCAGATTACTAACCGAACAATCCGATAATGCAATCATCGTTGCTTCATATGGTACGTTTTCCACAGGCATAAACATCAAAAGATTACACAACGTTATTTTCGCAAGTCCTTCAAAGTCCAGAGTTCGCAACCTACAATCTATTGGTCGTGTCCTAAGGAAAGGTGAAAATAAATCTCAAGCAACATTATATGATATTGCTGATGATATCTCTACAGACAGAGGTAACAACTATACACTCAACCATTTAATGGAGAGAGTCAAAGTCTACAACGAAGAAAAATTTAATTATGAAATCATAGATGTCAAAGTAAAAGCTTATGATTAACTACGCAAAACATGATGAAGAATTCTACGGTATCTTTAAACTTCTCAATGGTGAGGAAGTTCTAGGTAAAGCAGTTCTCACAGAAGATGATGGGGAAACTTTAGTTTTTCTCCAGGATCCTGTTTGTCTTCAAATTATTACTAAAGAATTAGATGAAGGTAAAGTAATTAAAGGAATTGGATTTGCTAAATGGATGACTCTTTCGGACGAAGAGTTTTTTATTCTTAGAGAAAAAGATATTCTAACCGTTGCATCCATGAATAAAGAATCTATCTTTATGTACGAGTCCTATATTCTTGGCGAAGACGGGGTAGAAGAAAGAAAAAATACTAACAAGATTGGACCTGAAGATACACTAGGATATCTAGGTAGTATTGATGAAGCAAGAAAACTATTTGAAAGAATCTTTAAAAGCTAGAGGTGTTTCTGAACCCTTACATGGTTATTATACAGGGATTTGCAATTCTTGTCAAGTGTGCTATAATGTACGTAAAGGAATAACAGCATATGAAATCCACACCTAAAAAACAAAAACAACATTACGTTGATAATCAGGAGTTTCTTGCTGCTATTATCGACTATAAGAAAGAAGTTTGGACTGCCTTGGAAAAAGAAGTTCCAGGTCTTAGCGATATGAAATCTGATGAGCAGTTTCAAATTTTAAAGAGTTGGAAGAGTCCCAATAAACCTAGAGTGGGAAACTACATAGGTAGTTGTTTTTTGAAGATTGCGACACACTTATCGTATCGTCCAAACTTCATTAACTACATGTATAAAGATGATATGGTATGTGATGGTATTGAAAATTGTATCCAATATATTGATAGGTTTGATCCAGAAAAGTCTAAGAATCCGTTTGCGTATTTTACACAAATTGTATACTATGCTTTTCTCAGGCGTATCGCTAAGGAAAAGAGACAGATGGATATCAAAGATAAAATCCTTGAGAAGTCTGGATACGATCATGTATTCTCTGTTGACGGAGATGCACATTCCGACTATAATCACATCAAATCTCGTGTCGAACTAAACACCAAACGATGAAGATTCTTTTGATAACTGACCAACACTTTGGTGTTCGTAACGACAATCAACATTTTATCAACCATTACAAGAAATTTTATGGAGAGGTAGTTCTCCCATTCATCGATGCACATAATATTACAAATGTTATTTGTTTAGGTGATACCTTTGACAAGAGGCGTTCCATTAACTTTATGTCTCTTGAGGCAGCAAAGGATATGTGGTTCACACCTCTTCAAGAAAGGGGCGTTACGATGGACATGCTCGTAGGGAATCATGATATTTATTACAAGAACACTTTACGAGTTAACGCCCCAAGTGAGTTACTTGGAGAATACGACAACCTCAGAATCCATACCAAACCTACTGTTGCTTTTTTCGATAATCTTCCTGTACTCCTTCTCCCTTGGATTTGCGATGAAAATCGTACAGAAATTCTGGAAGAGGTAGGAAGCACAGAAGCAGAAGTATGCATGGGGCATCTTGAACTTAATGGTTTTGAAGCACACCCTGGTCACGTAATGCAAAGTGGTATGGATGTGAATGCGTTTTCTAAATTCAAGAAAGTATTCTCTGGTCATTACCATATGAAGTCTACTAAGAAAAACGTAAGTTACCTTGGTAATCCATATCAATTGTATTGGAACGATTATGGATGTAAGAGAGGGTTTCATGTATTTGATACTAAAACTCTTAAGACAACATTTTATAAAAATCCCTTTGACACTTTTCACAAACTCTATTATAATGGTGGAGTTACTCTACCAGATGAAAACGAACTTCAAGGAGCATTCGTTAAACTCATTGTAGAAGACAAAGGTGACTATGCAAAGTTTGACTACACAGTTCAACAATTGCATAATATGTCTCTTGGGGATCTTAAAATTATAGAAGACCTTAGTGTTGAGTTGGAAGACGGTAGTAAGATACTGGAAACCGAAGACACAATGACTCTTCTTGATAACTACATAGATGAAATAGAACTTAAAGTAAATAAGTCTAATATCAAAAATGTGATGAGGTCGCTTTACATGGAGGCATCGGAAATCTAATGTTCATCTTAACTGACATAAAAAATGGCGGTGTTTATGCTGTTCGTACCACTACAAACAGTAAAATCATTCGCCTTTTTGAAGAGGAAGATGATGCAATCAGATACCGAGAACAGTTAAGTGCAAATGATTACTCTGATGATTTTGATATAGTAGAAGTAGAACCCGAAGTTGTTGCTATAAATTGCAGCAATTATGGGTATAAGTATTCAGTAATTTCTAAAGACGACCTAGTTATTCCTCCTCCCTAATGATTATATTTGAGACTATCCGCTGGAAAAACTTCCTTTCAACAGGAGATCAGTGGACGGAGATTGATTTTTGTGAATCATCATCAACACTTATTGTAGGTTCTAATGGCGCAGGGAAGTCCACTATGTTGGACGCCCTGTGTTTTGCTTTGTTCGGAAAGGCATTCCGTAAAATAAACAAACCTCAGTTGGTAAACTCTATCAATGAAAAGGGTTGTAAAGTGGAGGTTACTTTTTCTATAGGTAAAGATGAGTACCGTGTATTCAGAGGTATTAAACCAAATGCATTTGAACTTTATAAGAATAACAAACTAGTTGACCAGGATGCTGCTACTAAGGATACGCAAAAGTATCTCGAACAATCTGTACTTAAACTTAACTATAAGTCATTCACCCAAGTTGTCATTCTTGGGTCTAGCACCTTTGTTCCCTTCATGCAACTTCCTGCTGCTCACAGACGAGAAGTAATTGAAGACCTTTTGGATATCAATATATTCTCTAACATGAACAATCTTTTAAAAGATCGTGTTCGTACAGCTCAAAGTCAGAATAATGACTGTGGTCATATGCTTCGCCTAACAAAGGAAAAGGTTGACAGTCAACAGAAGTTGATTGCTTCTTTGAAAGAGGTAAATCAAAATCGTCAAGAAGAGAAACAAGATACTTATAATGCAAATGCAGAACGTATTCAAGAACTGCATACACACCATAAATTAAAAAAAGATGAAGTTGTTATCCTAGAAGAACAGATGGGTGACATTGAAGAACAGAAAAAATTTGTTCGTAAACTTCGTCAAGGTCAATCAGATAGAAAGTCTGAACTAAAACTGATTGCAAGAAACATGAAGTTCTTCAAGGACCATGATGTTTGTCCTACTTGTAGTCAAGATATAAACACTGAGTTTAAGAGGGAGAAAGTTACTCTGATGTCTTCATCAGGTAAAATTCTTGCAAGTGAGATTGAAGGTTTCACTAAAGATATTACTGATGCAGTAGATGTTGTTACTAAGATGGAGGATACATCTGCTCAACTCTATGAAGTTCGTAGTGATGCATCTGCATTTGAACGAGAGATTGTTCGTATTGAAATGGAGAATCTTCGTATTACAAATGAAATCGTTGAACTACAACAGAGTACACCTAATATTGATCAGGAAGAAGAAATTTTATTTGAGTATCAAAAAGAGCACAGTAAAACTGAGGAAGACTGCTCTGCAGTTAGTCGGCAATTAGATGAGTTTCAAGTCGTTGCTTCTCTTCTTAAAGATTCGGGAATTAAAAGTCAGATTATTAAAAAATATATTCCTATCTTCAATCAACTAATTAACAAGTATCTTCAGTCAATGGATTTCTTTGTTAACTTTACTTTAGATGAGGAGTTTAATGAAGTCATCAAGAGTCGCTTTAGAGATGAGTTTTCTTATGCATCCTTCTCTGAAGGTGAGAAGCAGAAGATTGATTTAGCACTTCTGTTTACATGGCGTGAAGTTGCTCGGATGAAAAATAGTGTTGCCACCAATTTGCTCATTCTTGATGAAGTATTTGATAGTTCTCTAGATTCTTCTGCCACAGCAGAACTACTAAGTATTCTTAGAAGTTTGGGACAAGAGACAAATGTCTTTGTTATCTCACACAAAGGAGACATTCTTGTCGATAAGTTCTTGCGAACACTGAAGTTTGAAAAGATTAATGACTTTTCCAAGATGTCAGATGAGTCCTAAATAAACTTGATTAGGGGGAAAACTTTTGCTTTCTACACAGTACCGACTGCGATTAGAATTTATTTGTAAATGTATAGCAAATAATGAAGATGTAAAACTAGATGATATGATCTGGGCACAGAAACTCGCTAAAGCAAATACATCTGCCAACGAGATGTTAAAAATGGCCAGACGCCAAGCAGCACAAGACATTGAAGAAGGTAGTACCGACGATTTTCTGAATAGGATGGGTTTAGGAGACCCCGACCCATCCAATCATAAAAGGGGATTCACTGATGCTGACGATATCAAGAGTTGGTTTCACCAAGACAAACCTGATGACTGGAGACAACGTGACTAAGAAACAATATAAACAATTGCTGCTAGACCATTTCACAGAGCGATTGGATAAGTTGACTGCAAAGGAACTGAAAGAACTTGCTGCGAGACACACATGAAGGATTATGTCTGTGTCCCCATGTGGGATCCTATTTTCGAGATGATGCGCTATCATTGGGTGCATAAGTCAGAAAAGGATCCTGAGCAATTCGTGAAAAATCTTAACCCAGAGCAAGAACTGCTATGAGTAGTAAGGTGCTATTCCTAGTTGACATTGGTAATGGTAGATGTGTCAGTCATGATGGATACATTCAAATTGGTATTTTCTCCCATAGTGTAGAGAAGCACCTTGAGTTGTGTCCCGAACAAGAATGGCAGGTAACATACTGGATGCCTGATCCATTCTGTATTAGATATCCGAGAGCAAACTATCAGCATACGATGAAGGCGAATGAAGGTTCTCCTAAGACTGATAATGCTACTGATAGTAGACCAAGAGACTTCCCAGACCAAGCAACAAATAGATTGGAGAGAACATTATGAAGATGTGGGAAACGGAATGCTCTGGGTGTCAAAAGATGATACCAGCAAATCAATGTCCTCAAGTCGGATGCTATGTTCCGTCCGAGAATAAATATAAAAATTCACTATGCAAACCCTGTTGGTTAAAAAAATGCAAGCAGTAATCTATTCAAATGGTAGTCAAGAGTGTGAGCGTATGGCAGCACTATTAGAGTCTCTTGGTGGAGAGTTTTTAGAGTATAAACTCAACAAGCACTTTACTCAAAGATCATTTGAAAATGAATTTGGCGAAGGGGCGACCTACCCCCAAGTATCTTTGGGTTATAAGCATGTTGGTAATATGCATGACACATTACATTTCCTACAAGAGAAGGGAATGCTTGTGTGAAAAAAATATTGAGAGTTTGGAAATATGCATTGGGTTCTTTCTCTGATGAGAAGACCGAGGGGTATGATAATGCTATTGTTGTTATACGATCTCTCGTGTTTTTTAGTTATCTCATTACTAATTGCTTCATTGTTGCTGGAGTGATCCGCCACTGGGACAGTAACCAAAGTGTCCCTATAGTGTCCCCATACCTTGACGACAGTGCTATACTTACAGAGTAACCAAGAGAGACGGATGAACACTCAGGAAGTCAAAGGCACTCTCGCCAAACTGCTCGCTACGGAGAATCTTCAAGTAGAGCATCGTAAGGTTAGCACTGCCTGTTTCGATGTTAATAGTAGGACTCTCATCCTCCCCATCTGGAAGACTGCCTCTAACACGGTATATGACCTTCTGGTAGGGCATGAAGTGGGACATGCTCTCTATACACCCAATGAGGATTTTGGTACTACTTCAAAAGCATTCGTGAATGTCATAGAGGATGCTCGTATTGAGCGTATGATGAAGCGTACTTATCCTGGTCTCCGTCGTTCCTTCTTTGAAGGTTATAAAGAACTTTGGGAGAGAGATTTCTTTGGTGTGAAAGATGATAACCTTGATACCTTGTCTTTGATTGATCGTATCAATCTTTACTTCAAGGGCAATCCTAATATTTTATTTGATGATGAAGAGTTGGTATGGGTTGAACGTGTAGAATTGACTAAGACTTTCCAAGATGTTATTGATCTTGCGACAGAACTTTACGATTTCTGTTCGGAAAAACAGGAAGAAAAAGAAGAAGATGTACTTCCTCCACCTTCTGCTAATGGTAACAAACAAGCAGACCGCGAAGAAGAGATAAATCCTTCCTCTGAAGACGGTGATGATGAGAGTGAAAGTGATTATGATGGAGAAGATGAGCAGCAACAAGAAGATTCTGCATCACAATCAGAACTTACTCCATACTATGGTAGTGATGAAACTAAGTCTGTTACTGATGAAGCACTTGCTCAAGCACTAGAAACTCTTGTAGATGACGATGCAAAGGAATGGGTGTATCTTAATATACCCGATCCTAAAATTGATAATTATATTGTTCCTTTCAATGAAATTCAAGACAATTTGAATAACCATTTCTACGATGAAAGTCGTAGACCTGATTGGAAAGATAACGTTGAATATGCTATAGATCATTATACTTCCTTTAAAAAAGATACTCAGAAGACTGTCAACTATTTGTGCAAGCAGTTTGAAATGAGGAAGTCGGCTGACGAATATAAACGTGCAGCAACTTCTAAGACTGGTGTTCTTGACACTAACAAACTACATACTTACAAGTATAACGATGACATCTTCAAGAAAATTACTATCATCCCTGAGGGTAAGAATCATGGACTGGTGATGCATATTGACTGGTCTGGTTCTATGCAACATCAACTTCTAGACACTCTGAAGCAGGTTTATAATCTGATTTGGTTCTGTAAAAAGTCGGGCATTCCATTCAGGGTATTTGCTTTTCAGTCTGGATATGTTTCAACAAACATTGAACCTACGGAGAGTAATCCAGGCGAACTTGCTATATCAGAATGTTTTCGATTGTTTGAGATGTTCTCTTCTCGTCAGAATAAGCAATCTCTAGAGAAGTCTATGAAACTTGTTTATCTACAAGTCTTTTCTATGTCTGGATGGAGACTATCTCATTACAGTCCATATACTCTTGGTGGCACTCCTCTTGCAGAAGCGGTTTATTGCACTCGTAGTATTGTGGAAACTATGAAAAGGGTTGATCGTGTTAGCAAGGTTAACGTTATTTGCCTGACTGATGGTGAAGCAAATCCTATGAGTTACGTTCATCAGTTCTCTGACGACCATGCTTATCGTGCTGGTGAGTATCATTGTCAGTATCTTTGTCACACTCGTGGTAAACTATTCTTTCTTCGCGACCCTAAGACTGGATACACTCGTAAAATCTCAAGTCAACCATATGAAACTACAAAGGCGATAGTGTCATTCTATCGTGAGATTACTGATTATAATTGGATTGGCATTCGTCTATGTGGCAAAAGTGATTTGACTAAACTTGTTCGTGATTTTGCATATGATGAAATTGATGCTATTGATAAACAGTGGAGAAAGGAGAAGTTTGCTTCTATTAAAGAACGAGCAGGATTTACTGAAGCGTTTTACATGCCAGATAAGAATACTGGGATGGGGTCTATGGATCTTGAAGTCAAACAAAAACATGAAGTTGCAACTAAAGCAGAACTCACTCGTGCATTTAAAAAGCATATGGGTTCTAAAATGACAAACAAGACCATCCTTAACGCATTTATTGAGCAAATCGCATGAAGTGTAAAGTACAACTATTCAAAGCAGGAACAGTTTTCGATGAAATTGTTATTGCTACAGACTATGACGATGCTAAGAAAGTTGCCTTGGCACGAAACCCTGGAGCAACTATCATGGGAGTAACGGCAGTATTCTAATGAACATTACTGTTCCCATGAGGGTATTGGGCAGTGGTCTTGTGATTATTGCCTACTTTACTATCCTTCATATCAATACAACACTTGGTGTCGTATTGCAGATGGTGGGTGATAGTATTTCAATTCCTTACTTTGTAAGGACAAAATCTTGGGACATCGTTATTATGGTTACATTCCTCCTAGTGATCTCTGTATCGCATTTGCTATGAACATCTTTGTCACTGATGAGTCTCCATGGAAATCTGCTGCTGTCCTACCTGACAAACATGTCGTCAAGATGCCCCTGGAGACCTGCCAGATGCTCGCTATAGTCGCCTCAGACAAGTGGGGGCATGGTTATGGTACTTTGCCTAAGAAAGACGGTACACCCTATGCTACAGAGAAGGGAGCGTTCCGTAATCACCCTTGTACTATCTGGGCAAACGAGACTATAGCAAATGCTCGCTGGTTGCTTGAGCATGGCGTTGCATTATGTGACGAGTATTACAATCGGTATGGAAAAAACCATACCTGTTATAGGACTCTTATTGCTGCTGATGAAATCATTCCCTATGTGAAGTGGGATGATCACACTCCTTTTGTCTTTGCAGGACCTGACGAGTATAAGTATGATACCAGCATTGATATCTTCACTGCATACAAGATGTACATTGCATCTAAACCATGGGTATCTGACAACTACCTAAGACTGCCAGATAAAAAACCGTCCTGGGTCTGACCCAAAACGACCCCAAACCTGCTATAATTACAAAGTAAACAAAGGAAAGCAATGCCCCGCAAGTCTGAAGTCACTACAACAGCCCTTGTCAATCATCTGACCGAACTATATGGTTGTGAGGTTGATACTATTCAGGTCCGTAGTTCAGCAGCATCTCTTGGTGTATCGTATGCTACTGCTACCAAACGTCTTGACTCTTATAAATCTGGTAGGGGTAAATGGAACCTAACTGTTCAAGAAATTGAGCAAGCATATGAAGCACCCTCTGCAACACCTGTATCTAATTACATTCCTGTAAAAGATGATTCCTATGTCCCTTTTGGTAACTTCGCATCTGTTCGCAAAGTTATCTCCTCTAATAAATTTTATCCTATTTTTATCACGGGTCTTTCAGGTAATGGTAAAACCTTGTCCGTTGAGCAGGCTTGTGCTGCAGCGAAACGCGAGTTGATTCGTGTCAACATCACAATCGAAACTGATGAAGACGATCTTATTGGTGGTTTTCGTCTTGTTAATGGTGACACTGTTTGGCATAATGGTCCAGTCATCGAAGCTCTGGAACGTGGAGCTATACTTCTTCTAGATGAGATTGACCTGGCATCTAATAAAATCTTGTGTCTGCAATCTGTACTTGAGGGCAAGGGTGTTTTCCTCAAGAAAATTGGTAAATATGTAACTCCTAAGGAAGGATTCAATGTTATTGCAACTGCAAATACTAAAGGTAAAGGCAGCGATGACGGTCGCTTTGTTGGAACCAATATTCTCAACGAAGCATTCCTCGAACGTTTTCCAATTACATTCGAGCAAGATTATCCAACTGCATCGGTAGAAGAAAAAATTCTACGAAATATGGGTTGTGATACTATCTTCGCAGAGAATCTTGTGAGGTGGGCAGGTGTCATTCGTAAGACTTTCTTTGATGGTGGTGTTGATGAAGTAATCACAACACGTCGTTTAGTTCATATTGCACAAGCGATGGAGATTTTTAGTGACCGTCTTACTGCCGTCAACATGTGTATCAATCGTTTTGATGACGACACTAAACAATCTTTCCTGGATCTCTATACAAAGGTTGACGCTGGAGAAGATTCAGAGTACAATGAAGAAGAAGAAACCATTTGATTATGAAGTACAATGAAGATGCGCTTCTCAAGGAGTTGCGCGACTATATTTCTGGGACCTATGGTCAGCATTATTCTGCTGGCAACGATGAGATTCAAACGCTAGACTTGATTGAAGCGTGTGGTGATGCAGAGGCATTCTGTCGTAGCAACATCCTAAAGTATGCCTCACGCTATGATCGCAAGGGCACTGCCCGTCGTGATATCATTAAGATCTTACACTACGGATTGCTCCTCCTCCATTTTTCCGATAAAACTAAAGTTACCGAAACCTACCCTCAATGACCGTAATTTCCAAATCTACAATTGAAGTCCTTAAGAACTTTTGTTCAATCAACAAATCAATCGTAATTAAACCTGGCAATACAGTTTCTACTCTCAGCATCAACAAGAATATTCTTGCTATCGCTGATGTTGAAGAACAGTTTGATACCCAGATTTCTATTTACGATTTGGGTGTATTCCTTGGTGGTTTGTCTCTTTTTGAGTCTCCAAAGATTGATACTACCCAATCCAATTACGTTACTGTGAGTGACCAACGGGGTAAGTCGAAGACTCGTTTCTTCTATGCAGACCCAGATATCATCACTCAACCTCCAGAAAAGGAGATTAATATTCCTTCTGAGGATGTACGGTTTCGTCTAGATGCAGGAGTTCTCCAACAACTTCAACGTGCGGCAAGTGTATATCAACTTCCTGATCTATGCTTGTTCTGTTCTGATGGTACTATGAATTTGTGCGTAACTGATAAGAAGAACGATACTTCCAACAGTTACTCTGTTGAGGTTGGTGAGAGTGATGATGAGTTCTGTTATTGTTTCAAGGTTGAGAATCTGAAACTTTTGGCAGGTAATTATAATGTCACTATTAGTAGACAGAATGTTGCTCTCTTTCAAGGTACTGGAATCAAGTATTTTATTGCTCTCGAACCTAACAACTGATGAATGATTTTTTATGGGTAGAGAAGTATCGTCCTCAGACTGTTGAGGAGTGTATTCTTCCTGCCAATGTGAAGCAAACCTTCCAGAGTTTCATTGACCAAGGTGAGATTCCCAATCTCCTCTTGTCTGGAACTGCTGGTGTTGGTAAGACTACTATCGCTAAAGCACTGTGTAAAGAACTGGGAGCAGATTATTATGTTATCAATGGATCGGATGAAGGTCGATTCCTGGATACTGTACGCAATCAGGCAAAGAACTTTGCCTCTACTGTGTCTCTCACTGCTTCTGCTCGTCACAAAGTGCTTATCATTGATGAGGCAGATAACACAACCCCAGATGTCCAACTTCTCCTTCGTGCAAGTATCGAAGAGTTCCAAAAAAACTGTAGGTTCATATTCACTTGTAACTTCAAAAACAAGATTATTGAACCACTACATAGTAGGACAACGGTCGTAGAGTTCAATGTCCGAGGTCAAACAAAGCAAGAACTTGCTGGTGCGTTTTTTACAAGGTGTCAAGATATCCTCAGGCGCGAGGAGGTCACCTTCGCTCCTAGAGTTTTGGCAGAAGTCGTCCAGAAATACTTCCCAGACTTCCGAAGAACTCTCAATGAGTTGCAACGCTATGCCAGCACAGGGTCTATCGACACTGGTATTCTGGCGGCGTTAGGTGATGCCAATGTTGATACTCTTGTAACAGCATTAAAGGATAAGAAATTTAATGATGTTAAGAAGTGGGTGACTCAGAACCTTGATTCAGATCCAACTTCTATCATGCGTAAATTGTATGATAATCTATCTGGTGTCATGGGTGGTCCTAGTATTGCAGCAGCAGTTCTAATCATTGCTGAGTACCAGTACAAGTCTGCTTTTGTTGTAGACCAAGAGATTAATCTACTTGCATGTCTAACTCAAATTATGGTGGAGTGTGAATTCAAATGAAATTTAAAGCATTAGTATTTGTCCGACTACGATCACAGGTTGATGACTCTCCTGGCAATGCCGTGAGAGATGCCTGTAAGAGATTGTCTGAGTTAGATATCAAGAAACTTAGACTTGGTAAGGTCATCGATGTTTGGTTGGAAGCAGAGACCAGAGAGTATGCTGAGAAAGAACTCGAAATGCTATCTGATAGATTCCTTGCCAATACAGTCATGGAAGACTGGGACTATGAACTGACTGAAATTGAAGACTTTCCTAAAGGTATTGAATAATGATTGATGTAAAACTAATCCGAATTATTTCTGGTGAAGAAATTATCGCTGAAGTTATTGACTGGAGTAACGGTATTCTTACCATCAAGAATGCTCTAGTTGTTATTCCTCAACAAGGACAAATTGGATTTGCTCCTTGGGCAACAGTGATTAATTTGGAACAACCTGAGATTGCTCTTGATATGAAACATGTCATTTATGCTGTTGAAGTTCAACCAGAAGTTGTTAAGCAGTATAATAGTATCTTTGGTGGTCCTGACATCATCACTCCAAGCAAGCAACTTATACTATGACATCACTAAAGACACCTCTTCGTTATCCTGGTGGTAAGTCTCGTGCTACTAAAAAGATGGCAGAGTTCTTTCCACTATTCAAAGACTACACAGAATTTCGCGAACCATTTGTTGGTGGAGGTTCTGTTGCTCTTTATATCACTCAGATGTATCCTCACCTGGATATCTGGGTGAATGATTTGTACGAACCATTATATAATTTCTGGAAAGAACTCCAGTATGATGGTCGCAAACTTCGTGACCAGTTGGTTCAACTTAAGAATCGTCATCCAGAACCTGTATCCGCAAAGGAATTATTTTTAGATGCTAAGGACATATTAAACAATGATCAGACATCCAACCTATCTCGTGCTGTTAGTTTTTACGTTGTTAATAAGTGCTCTTTCTCTGGTCTCACTGAGTCCAGTTCCTTCAGCAAACAAGCGTCAGAGTCTAACTTTAGTATGCGAGGGATTGACAAACTCCCTTATTACGGAGAACTCATCCAAGACTGGAGAATTACTAATCTGTCATACGAAGAACTTCTGACTAACAAGAAGGAATCGTTTGTATATCTAGATCCTCCTTATGAGATTAAGTCTAATCTCTATGGTAAGAAAGGTGGAATGCACAAAGGATTTGACCATGATGAGTTTTTCTTTGCATGTGATAGACATGCTTGCGACCAAATGGTATCATATAATTCTTCCAATCTAATCAAGTCTAGATTCATTGATTGGAAACCATATGAGTATGATCATACTTATACTATGCGTTCAGTGGGTGAGTATATGAAAGAACAGCAACAACGTAAAGAACTTCTTCTACTTAACTATGTCGTATGATGACAGGTATCCTCTTAAGGATTATTTAAATTCTATCAATTTGACTAAAAAGAATCTTATGGAGGATGAAGATCCCGCATGGGAACAGAACTATCCTCCATATATCATCAATAAATGTATGTCTCATCACATGGATACTGTGATGTTTTCTAATGAGATGAATCAGTATCCTGGATTGGATAAAAAACTTCAGTATGATTTCTTTATAAATACCGTCAGGTCCCGTAAGAGATTTTCTCCTTGGGGTAAAAAAGAAAAGGTGAAGGATATTGAACTTGTAAAACAGTTCTATGGTTATTCAACCGAGAAAGCAATGCAAGCACTCAGGATTCTTACCGAAAACCAACTCATGGTTATTAAAGACAAATTGAATAAAGGTGGTAAGAAACAATGAATGAACCTAAAGAAGTTCAGTGGACCAAAAATGATATGGTGGAGGTGAATCTAAAGGAACCTGATGACTTCCTAAAAGTTCGTGAAACTCTTACTCGTATTGGAGTTGCCTCTAGAAAAGAGAGGAAACTATTTCAGTCGTGTCATATCTTACATAAGAAAGGTCAGTATTATATTGTTCATTTTAAAGAATTATTTGCACTTGATGGTAAGAAAGCAAACTTATCTGAGAATGATGTCCAACGACGCAACCGAATTATCAAACTCCTATCTGACTGGGGTCTAGTGGAGATTGTAAAAGAAGAGGTTGTGACAGATGCTGCACCACTCAGTCAAATTAAAGTCATTGCATATAAAGAAAAAACCGAATGGACGCTAGAGTCTAAGTATAATATTGGTAAGAAAAGACAACCTACAGAATCCTAAATAGAAGAGCCTTGCTGTTCGTTAATGTCAGAAGAAGTTAAAAAAGAGGATCCTAAAAAGAAAGGTCTTCTTGGTAAGATTAAGGAGGCAGCAGATGACAAAGAAGAACAGCTTGCTATTCTGTCTACCTTTGTTCGCCTTGGTATTCTTGTTTGGTCTGGCGGAATACTCACGCTGGCATACATCAAACTTCCACCAGCATTGGGAATTCCCGAGCAGAAACTAGATCCAACTTTTATCGCGAGTGTCTTTACTGGGGTGCTTGCGACTTTTGGTGTTCAGGCAGCAAAGAAAGCAGGAGAAGGTGGTGGTAGTAATGGTGGTATCACAAAAGACCAGATGGAAAGATTGATTGAGAAAGCAGCACAAACTGCACCTGCACAAACTATTCGTATTGAACAGGCACCAGTCAAAATTTCTACTGACGATTCATACAAAATGTAACGGAGAACAAAATGCAAAAAGTAATTAACGTTTTAGCACTGCTATCATTCGTAGGAACTGCTGGTATTGTTGGTGGTGGTGCTGCAGTATATCTTAATAAAGATTCTATTATTGAGAACGTAAAGGGACAAGTTGCTGGCGCAGCAGCAGAAGCAATTGCAGGACAACTTCCTGGGATGATGGATTCTGCAATGCCAGAACTGCCATCTGCGACGGGTGGCGCTATTCCTGCACTTCCATCTGCGACGGGTGGTGCTATTCCGTTTGGTATGTAATCATGTCCAAACTAAAGATTGTAGCTGGTGCTGTCGGTGGTCTATTTGCTATCGCACATATTGGTTTGTTGGGATATGTAATTCACAGACCGAGACAACCTCAGATTCCTATTATCAATATTCCTAAAGGTGATTATTCATCTTATAGAATTAAAGGTAGTAAGGATGGATATGAGGTTGAGTATCGTGCAAACGATCCTGCTATCCTTGAGTCCCAAAAATCTTTATCCCTGGATAAAAATAATAAAGGATTCTTTGGTGGTAACACCACTGAGGTTAGACGAGAGTGGCGTCAAGACCAATTCACTATGGACGGCACACGCAATCTAGGAGGTGCCGTATCAGAGGGCGAGGGAAAGTCTGCAAAAGACATAGAGTGTATCGTGGCGGACGCTGGAGCACGGTCTCAAGGTGCAATGGCAGGTAGTGCTATCGCTGCTGGTGTCGCTGTTCCTGCCCTTGCTAGCGTCCCCTACGTGGGTTGGTTAGCAGGTGGATGGGCACTTCTACTAGGACAGAAAGCAGGGTCCAGTATTGGTTCTACAGTTGGTAGTGTATTTAATGATTGCTAATGGACATTCCTGATATTGATATTCCGAATAATGATATTAGTATCGGTAATATTCGTGATTTAAATATTAATGTAATGCCTGATTGGATGGTTAATCCTCCGCAGGCACTACCAGTTTACCCACCCGTGACTACACAGGTGGGTGTTCCTATTGTTAATATACCTGGATGTGTTGAGTCTCATAGAGATAGTAGTGAGAATCAAACACTCAAAGAAGAAGACAGGGATGGAGTCCGAGTATTTTGTGATGCAGGAACACCTAGTTTCAATCCAATAGATTATGATCCAAATAAATTAGAGATGACAACAGAGGCACCTCCACCTCCACCTATGAAATCTCCTGAGAAAAAAGATGATACTAAAACAGATACTAAAGCACCGCCACCTCCACCGCCTGCAAAGGCAGAGTGTCCTACAAGAGAGCAGCAGCTAAAGAATCCCGTAGGAAAAGTATTAGAAAATAATAAAAAGATAGTCAGGTATGAGACAGTAGGAAAAGAATGTCTCCCTGTATTTGACACTTTAAATATACCAGATCAGATTGTTGCTAACCTACCATCACCAGGTGCTGTAACTGTTACCGCCTCAATTGCTGTAGTCGCGACGACTTCTGCACTGCTTGCAAAGCCTCTTGCTGATCTTTTGTTAAAGGTTGTGAAACCGACTGTGAAGAAGGTGATAAAGAAGATTGCTGCCTTACGGGGTAAGACGCCCCCTGTATTGTCGGTGTCGCAGAAGAGGGCAGAGCAACGGGATCGGAATCGGGCGATAAAGGTCTTACGTTCGGCACTGAAACCGAAGGGATAGAGTGACGATGTTGCTTGATAGCATTGACATTATTAACTACTACGTCAGCACATATTTTATAGTAAGGACTTCTGGGATGAAAACTTATTCCTTGTTGCATTAACTGACCACAATTCTTAAGTCTTGCAATCTCAAAGTCTAATCTTTTGTTAGCAATCATTTGTTGCTGCATTTGGATTTGAGTATCTGCTGCTTGCTTACAACGCTCTTGCATTCCACCATCAAGTGGGAAAGAAAGTGTTGCAGATAAACCAAGACTTGTACTATTATTAATTGCATCACCAGTTCTTACTGGTTTCCTCCAGAGTTCTGACCCTGGATTATCAGGCACACCATCACCTGCCATTTCCATAACGGTGATAGTCATGTCTGCACCATCTTCATAGGCACGAACAGTTTCACCTTCTGAGTTTGTATATGTTCTATTATCATAATGTGGTTCCCAAGGAAAGTTCTTTACTACTTTCTGAGTCTCTACCATTTGGCCTTGAAAATCTCTGTTGTCATACTGAGGTTCCATGTAGTATGTCTCAAATGGATCCTTCTGACTACGAGCATGAGTAATGAATGGTGTGATATTAGCAGTCGGTCCTTGACATGCAATACCCCCACCATATTGGTTAGTGATATATGGTCCTTGTAATACCTGAATAGCTTGGTTCGTAACTGAGCCTGATGAATTCGCGATTGGATTGGCAGTCGCAGAAACACCTCCCACATCAGCAGCACTGACGGGAGATGCGATTAACAACCCGATTACTGGGTAAAGATACTTGTTGTATCGGTTACGCTGGTAACCTCTGTTGTTCTTTGGATTACAGTTTGATTCGTTACCCCTGGTCCCATGTAGGTCTGAGTGAACTGGAATGCTGCTCCTGGTTCTGCGATTGTAAAACTCTGTCCATTTAAATCGAGACCAGAGTTGG